GCGATTCGCGAGCAGGAAGACCGCGTCGCCAACGCCCGCACGCGTGCCGATACGGAACAATTCGGCAGCACACTAAACAGTCTGCAGCGGCAACTGGACGAAGCAAAACGCCTGCTCGCGCAGGTCGAGCAGCAGCAGCAGGCTGCGCAAGAGCGCGCTGAGCGCATACTCAATCCGGATCGCTCGATGGCTGCGCGGCCACGGCCGGTGCCATCAGGCCCGAGTCCCGAGGAGGCCCGCCTAGAAGCGCTGCGCCGTCAGTTCGATCTACTCATGATCGGCAACGATCGCGCGCGGTTCATCGAGGAACGCGCGACCGGTTTCATGGGCGCGCAACGCGAGGAAGCCGAACGCCTTGCGGCCGCGCTGTTCGATCTTCAGCAGGTGCGGCGCGAGGAGAACCAGGCGCTCACGGAGACCTCGCGGCTCTACGACGAGACGCGCACGCCGCTTGAAAAGTACATCGAAGCGCTGGAACGTCTCGGCGAACTGCGGCCGTTGCTGGAACTGCGTTTCGGCATCGATGGTGCAAGCGAGATCATCAGTCGGCGCGCCGAGGCGCTGGTGGACATCCTTAACAAGGCCGAGAACCAGACGGGCAAGGTGAACGACGTGACGCGCCAGCTTGGCTTCACGTTCGAGAGCGCGTTCGAGGACGCGATCGTTCGCGGACGCAAGCTGTCGGAAGTCCTGCAAGGTCTGGCGATGGACGTCGCGCGCATCTTCATTCGCCGATCGATCACGGAGCCGCTGGCTGCAACGTTCAGCAGTTTCATCGGCGGCATCTTCGGCAGCGCCAAAGGCAACGTGTTCGATCGCGGCGACCTGGTGCCGTTCGCGCGCGGAGGTGTGGTGGATCGGCCGACAGTCTTCCCGTTCGCCCGTGGCATCGGACTGATGGGCGAGGCCGGGCCGGAAGCGATCATGCCGCTGGCGCGCGATTCGCAGGGTCGGCTTGGCGTGCGCGCGCGGGAGTCGGGACCGGTCATCAACCAGACGATCAACGTCAACGTGTCTGGCGGCGGCACAAGCGACGTAACCGAGCAGCAACGCCTCGCGCGCGAGATCGGTCGGTTGACGCGAGCAGGCGTGATCGCCGCAATCCAGGAGCAGCAGCGTGCCGGCGGTATGCTGCGCGCCAGTCAGCAGGTGGTGTAGCGATGCCGGCCGTGACGTTCACTCCACCGCGCCCGCCGACGATCGATGCCACGCGGACGATTCAGCCGCGCGTGATCGTGGCGTCATTCGGCGATGGATACTCGCAGCGGACGGGCGCGGGTCTGAATACACAGCCGCAGGTGTGGTCGCTGACATGGGGGCCGATGAGCGCGTCGGACATCGACACGATCGAGGCGTTTCTCGCGGCGCGCGGAGGCGTGGAACCGTTCCGCTGGACACCGCCGAGAGAATCGTCTCCGCGCGTGTTTGTCTGCCCGGAATGGCAGGTCATCGAGCGCGGTGCATCGCTTGCCGAGTTGACGGCGCGCTTCGATGAAGTGTTCGACCTCGGAGCGTGAGCGATGCCGCCGGTGCAATCCGTAGCGCAGCAGCCATCCGCCGATTCGCTGGTGACGCTATACACGCTCGACGCCACCGAACAGGTCGGCGAAGTGTTTCGTTTCGTGGCAGGCGCGGACGAACAACGGCAGCCGATCAGCTTCCAGGGCTACGAGTATCAGCCATTTCCGATTGAAGCCGATGGTTTCGCGTGGTCCGGTCGTGGAACGCCGCCGCGCCCGAAGCTGCGCATCTCGAACATCGGCGGCATCGTCGGGAGTCTGCTTGGCCCCGGCGGCGATCTCATCGGCGCGCAGTTGACACGGCTGCGCACGTTCCGGCAGTTCCTGGACGGTCAGCCGGGCGCTGATCCGAACGCGCATTTCGAGCCGGATATCTGGCGCGTGGAGCGCAAAACACGGCAGGACCCAGTCGTGGTCGAGTGGGAACTCGCTTCGGTTCTGGAACAGGAAGGACAACGCATCCCTGGCCGTCAGATGCTGCGCAACCTTTGCACGCACAGCTATCGTCGGTGGAATGGCTCGGCGTTCGACTACGCGCGCGCAACGTGTCCATACACCGGCCCAAGCTATTTCACGGAGGCTGGCGTGCCGACGACCAGCGCGTCGAAAGATCGCTGCGGTAAGAGGCTTGGCGATTGCCGTCTTCGGTTCGGCGTTGGTGGAGTCTTGCCGACGCGCGCGTTCCCTGGCATCGGAACTTCGCGGTGATGTTCGGTCCTGAAGTCGAAGCTGCCATCGTCGCGCACGCGCGTGCGGAGTATCCGCGCGAGGCGTGCGGGCTGGTGTTGAACGGTGCCTACGTGCCGGCCGACAACCAGGCCGAGAACCCGCGCGAAAACTTCATGATCTCGGTCGCCGAAACGATGAGGCCGGAGTTGCAAGCGATCGTGCATTCACATCCTGACGGTGATCCTTGGCCGTCGGCGGAAGACATGGCCGGACAGATCGCGACCGCGCTGCCATGGGGCGTGCTGACCGTAGGATCGGGCGGCGCCGGCAACGTGTTGTGGTGGGGGCCGGGAGTGCCACGACCGCCGCTGATCGGCCGCGACTTCCGGCACGGTCCATCCGGCAGCGATGGTCGAGGCGACTGCTACGCGCTGATCCGCGACTGGTTTGCCGAACAGCGCAACATCGAACTGATGGAGTTCCCGCGTGCTGATCGCTGGTGGTCGGATGAGGAGCGCCCGCAGAATCTCTATCTCGACAACTTCGGCAAGGCCGGGTTCAAGGAGATCGGCATCGAGGAGCTGCAGCCCGGCGATGTCGTGCTGGCGCGCCTCATGTCGCGCGTGCCGAATCACGGCGGCATCGTGCTGCCGAACGGTCTCGTGCTGCATCACCTGACGAATCGTCTGTCGCGAACAGAACCGCTCGGCCGGTGGATGCGACAGGTCACTCACGCGCTGCGCTATGTAGGGCCGACAGATGCTGCGTGACATCTATCTGCACGGCGCGCTCGGTAAGCAGTTCGGCCGTCATCATCGTTTTGACGTGGCAACGCCGGGCGAAGCGGTGCGGGCGTTCTGTTCGCAGTATCGCGGATTCCGCGAGGCGTTGTCTGTCGGGCATTGGCGTTTGATCCGTGGCGATCGTCGCAAGGGCCAGCCGCTCGGTTTGGACGAGATCGAGTTTCGGCTCGGCAGTGCGCCGCTGCACATCGTGCCCGTAGCGGCAGGCAGCGGCGGCCGGGGCGCGGCGAAGATCATCGTCGGCATCACGCTCGTCGCGGTCGCAGTCGGCTTCGCGGCAGCGGCACCGTTCGGCGCGGCAGGATCGAGCGCAGGTGCGCTCGGGTTGACGTGGGGAGCGACCGTCGTGCCAGGACTGCTCACTGCGGGCGGCCTCGCGCAAGCCGGTCTGGCGCTTGCGCTGTCAGGCGTCGCGGCGCTTCTGTCGCCGCAGCCGAAAGCGCCGAACTACGGTGCGATCGAGCGGCGCGAGTCGTATCTTTTGGCTGGGCCGACGAATGCTACGGCCGAGGGCGTGCCGGTGCCGATCATCTACGGGCGGTGCCGCGTCGGTTCGGTGGTCGCGTCCGCCGGCATCGACGTAGAAGACTGGGGCGCAGCGGGTAACGGCGAGACACAGCCTGGCGGCAAGCTGGGCGTGCTGGCGTGGGGCAAGACGTGACGACGGTGATCCGTGGTCGCGGCGGTGGTGGCAAGGGCGGCGGAAGCCAGCCCACACCGCGCGAGGACCCGAATACGCTGCGCGCAACGTCGACGGCGCGCATTATCGACGTGCTCAGCGAGGGGCCGATCGTCGGCCTTGTGAATGGCGCGCGGAGCATTTATTTCGATGGCACACCGCTCGTAAATCCGGACGGGTCGCCGAACTTCAGGGGCGTCACATGGGCGCTCATGGCAGGTCTGCCGGACCAGCACCCGCTTCCAGGCGCCAACGCGGCGGAGACCGAAGTCGCGGTCGGGGTCCGCGTCCGTGCAGACACGCCTGTGGTGCGAACCATCAACAGCACGCCGCTGAGCGCGGTGCGAGTCAAGATTCGCATCCCTGCGCTGTCGAGCGTCGATCAGTCATCCGGGAGCATC